GTGTTGGGGAGATTATATTCAAGAAAATTGACTGATGAAGAAATAGAAAATCTTAGAAAAATAAACACAGGTAAGTATGTGAGTGAAGAAACTCGTCAAAAACAAAGTGAGTTGCGGAGAGGTAAAAAACTTACCGATGAGCATAAGAAAAAAATTGGAGAAACAACTAAAAAATTAGGTCTTAAACCTCCGTCAAGTAAAGGAAAAAAATGGTGGAATAATGGCATTATAGAAAAGTTATGCTTTGAATGTCCAGGTGAAGAATGGGTAAAGGGTAGGTGTCCAGTTGTAAAAGTGTCCTAACGATGCCTTGATGGTCTTCGTGGGAGTCTATAATACTTACATATCGCAAAACTCCTAATGTCTGTTAATTTTGAAATTAAAGGAATGCTTGCTCGTCTTCTTGCCACAGAAGATTTGATTGTTGAGCATAAAAAAGTGGAGACTGCTTGTTTTAATGTTTATACACGAGTTCTTACTTTACCGATGTGGGAGCGTGCTTCTAATAATGTTTATGACCTTTTGTTAAGTCATGAGGCGGCCCACGCAATTTATACAGATAATATTGACTGGACAAAAGATTATAAAATTCCCCCGCAGTTTGTGAATGTGGTGGAGGATGCTCGCATTGAGAAATTGATGAAACGTCGTTATGCTGGTCTGGCAAAGACTTTCTTCAATGGTTACAAGGAGCTTGCCGATGAAGATTTCTTTCAAATTAAAGATGACAAACTAGAGACCTATAACCTCGCAGACCGTGCAAACCTGTGGTTCAAAATTGGCAACTATGTTGATGTGCCGATTGAGCGTGGTGAGGAGACTGAAATCATTAATATGATTGCCGATACTGAGACCTTTGCGGATGTTTTGATTGCCGCAGAGGCACTCTACAAGTATTGTAAGCAAAAGCAACAGGAAGAAACTAAGACTCCGATGGACAATCTGGAATCTCAATCTTCTGGTGCAAGTCAACAACCTGCCTCTGATTTTTCTGATCAGCAGGAAGGTGAGAATGACCAACCCGAATCTGGTGGGGAATCTCAAACTCCCGCAACCAGTGAAACTGGACAGGAGAAGCAACCTACTTCTCAGGGTGGTAAGACTAATGAAGATCCAGAAGTCAAGACGATGGAATCTTTGGAAGATGCTCTAAAAGATCTTGTTAATAATGATGGGTATGAGAATGTCTATCTGGAACTGCCTCAACTGGATCTTGATAAGGTGATTGTACCCAACTCTGAAATTCACGATAGGTGTAAAGAATATTGGGATGACTTTATTGAAAATCGAGAGACTACCTATGAAAACGTATTTGGTGTAGTTGATAAGAAATTTGCGGAATTCAAACGTTCTGCACAGAAAGAAGTAAACTACCTGGTCAAAGAGTTTGAGTGTCGTAAGGCAGCAGACTCCTATGCCCGTGCCACTACTGCTCGCACTGGTGTTCTGGACTGCACCAAACTTCATACCTACAAATATAATGAAGACCTTTTCAAGAAAGTTACTACTCTTGCCGATGGTAAGAATCACGGTCTGGTGTTTGTCCTGGACTGGTCTGGATCTATGTCAGAGGTAATGCTTGATACTGTTAAGCAACTTTTCAATCTTGTTTGGTTTTGCAGAAAAGTTTCTATTCCATTTGAGGTTTATGCATTCACTACTGATTATCCTCTGGTGAAATATGATGAGCAGCATAAAGCAAATCTCCGTGAACTTGCTTACACTAAAAAGGATGGACTGATTCAGGTTGGGGAATGGTTTTCTATGATGAATCTTCTTACCAGCAAAGTGAACAGTAAAACTCTTGAAGAGCAGATGAAGAATATTTTTCGTCTTGCTACTTCTTTCCGTTATGGTGGATACAATGTGCAATATGGTGCTCCTAATGGACTGTCCCTTTCTGGAACTCCTTTGAATGAATCTCTGATTTCTCTTCATCAGATTCTTCCAAAGTTTAAGCAAGAAAATAAACTACAAAAAGTTCAGTGTGTAATTCTGACTGACGGTGAAGGTGCTCCTTTGAAATATCATCGTGAAATCCAACGGCACTGGGAGCAAGAACCTTATATGGGGATTGCTCACATTGGACCTACTGCGTTTATTCGTGATCGTAAGACGGGTATGACTTATTCTTGCGATTGTGAATGGCACCAATTTACTGATATTCTTCTGCATAATCTGCGGGATAAATTTGCGGACATTAACTTTATTGGTATTCGTGTGCTTGAATCCCGCGATGCTGGATCTTTCATTCGCCGCTATTGTGGATACTATGGACCTAATTATGAAAAAGTAATGACTACTTGGAAAAAGGAAAAAGCATTTACTATCAAAGAGTCTGGATATCATTCTTACTTTGGACTTTCTGCCGCAACTCTTTCTCAGGAATCTGAGTTTGAAGTTGCTGAGTGTGCCACCAAATCTCAAATTAAATCTGCTTTTGTGAAGAGTCTGAAATCTAAGAAGATGAATAAGAAGATTCTTGGTGAGTTTATTTCTTTAGTAGCATAAATACTCTTACAGAATTCTATTACAAACAATGAGTAGATTTACAGACCTATTCCAACCAAAACCAGCACCAGAAGCACTAGTTGTTAAAAAAAAGGAAGTGGTTGCTAAATCTGATAATGTTGTAGAAGATGGAAAAGTAAAAAATAAATAAATAAAGAAAACTATAAAAAATTCATATGGATTTCCAACAAGTTCAAGATATCCGCCTCATGTACGAGGCGGTTTATAATCATGAATTGAGAGAAAAGGCAGAAGAATATAATAATACTGTTTATGATGAAGATATTGTCGAAGTTGCTACAGAGTATTTTTACACTTATGGATTAAATTCTGATGGTGTAGATATTTTAATTGAAAAAGTTGGACTTGATAATTTTGTTGAGTTTGTTTATGGTCTTTCCGAAGATCTTGTAGTTCTTACTGAAGCAAGACCAGCGAAAAAAAGAAGACCCGGTGGACCTTCATATGATGAAGTGATGGCAAAAATTAATGAAAGGGAAGCAGCTGCAAAAGAAAAGAGAGAAGCAAAGAAAGAAGCAAGAAAAAAGGCCAGTGTCGCGGCACAAGAACGGACAGAAACTGAGAAGAAAGAACCAGAATCTAGGGGTGCTGATACTGAAGCAAAAGCAGAGCAACCAAAAACAAAAAAACCTGTAAGAGATGCAATTGCGCGCAATATTTTCCGTGCAGTTGATGCTTATAAAGCAGGTATGGAGCGCCATAAATCTGCCACTGCAACTGCTGGTCGTCTTGCGAAAGAAACTGGAAAAACTTTAGGAAAAGTTGTTTCTACTACTCATGAAGCAGGTCGCCGTGCTGGTGAACATGTTAAGAAGCATGGTTTAAAATCTCTTGCGAATGAAGAATTTGAATATTGGGTTAATTCTCTTATTGAAGAAGGTTACGATTTGAGTGAATATACTTGGGATGATATGTATGAAATTTACTTAGATGAAGCATCAAGAGGATTACCTGAATCTTTTGACAACTTTGATATTATTCTTGAGTACTTAGTTGCTGAAGGATATGCTGACACTAATCAGTCAGCACTTGTTATCATGGCAAATATGAGTGAAGAGTGGAAGCAGAGTATTGTTGAGGGAAGAGTTGCAAGTGAAACAATGAGTTCTGATGAAAGGAGACGTGCGAGAAATAATGAGTATAGACAAAACAATCCAACATTACCAAGTGGTAATCCAATGGGTCCAAATGCACAGTTGATGAGGCAAAGGGAACATGCCAAAAACAGGGGTGTTAAAAAACGTAAATAGACCACTTTCCAAACTGTCACAAGGGGCACTTACCTGCCCCTTTTTTGTGTGTATAATATGAGAGTTCAAATGAAACACACCTAATTACATCATGTCTCGCAAACCTCCTGTGAACAACGAACAACTCATTTCTGAACTCAAATCTCTGTATGGTACAGAGTTTTCTGCTGGTGATGTTCGCGGTTATTGTGCATCTAAAGGTATTTCTTATCCTACCGTGACTCGTTATCTTGAACCCTTTAAAACTGATCGTGGTCGCTGGAATCTGGAAGTGACCCAAGAACGTGTTGAAGAGATTGAGCGTTCTTATCAAGCACCTCCTGCTCTTCCTGCTGTTGAACAAAATCTTATTCCTGATAAAGATGATACCTTCGTCAAGTTTGGTAACTTTAACGATATTAAGAAAATTATTCAGTCCCGTCTCTTCTATCCTACGTTCATTACGGGTCTTTCGGGTAATGGTAAAACGTTCAGTGTGGAGCAAGCGTGTGCCCAACTCAAGCGTGAATTGATTCGTGTCAACATCACTATCGAAACTGATGAGGATGACTTGATTGGTGGTTTTCGTCTTGTGAATGGTGAAACTGTCTGGCACAATGGTCCCGTTGTGGAAGCACTTGAGCGTGGTGCAATCTTGCTTCTGGATGAGATCGACCTTGCTTCTAATAAGATTCTGTGTCTGCAATCTATTCTGGAAGGTAAAGGTGTTTTCCTGAAAAAGATTGGTAAGTTTGTCAAACCTGCCGCTGGATTCAATGTCTTTGCTACTGCCAACACCAAAGGTAAGGGTAGTGATGATGGTCGTTTCATTGGCACCAATGTGCTTAACGAAGCATTCCTTGAGCGTTTCCCTGTGACCTTCGAGCAGTCTTATCCTGCTCCCAGCACCGAGCAGAAGATCCTTGAGGGTATTGCTCTGGATCTTGGCATCGAAGACCGTGATTTCTGCAAGCGTCTTTGCGATTGGTCGGACGTGATCCGTAAAACCTTCTACGATGGTGGTATTGAGGAAATCATTAGCACCCGTCGCTTGGTTCATATCATTCGTGCCTATGCTATCTTTAAAGACAAAGCAAAGGCAATTCAAGTTTGTGTAAATCGCTTTGACGATGAAACTAAACAGTCATTCTTGGAACTCTATGACAAAATTGATGTGGACTTTCAACTTCCCAAAGAAGAAAACCCTGAACTTGAATTGACCATTGAGTGAGGTCACGAAGTTTCTTTCTGATAAAACTTCTTTACTGAAAAGTGTTATTCGTATAAATAATAATAGCACTTTTCAGTTTATTATGCCTTATTCAAAAGAACAAAAAATTGAATATAATAAAAAATATCGTCAAAAAATGACGGAAGAACAAAAGGAAGCAAAGCGTCTTGCTGACAGAGAATACTACCATAAAAATAAAGAAAAATGTAATGAACGTAATTTGCGTTATTATGAAAATCACAAAGAACGAATAAAAGAAAATGGAGCGAAAACCAACAAAAAAAGACGCCAAAATTTAAGAGAACAAGCAAAACAAAAACTTGGTGGAAAATGTGTATGGTGTGAAACGACTGAAAATCTTGAATTTGACCATATAGACCCAGCACAAAAATCTTTAACTATCGGAAAACTTGATTGTTCTCTTGAACTATGGTGGAAGGAAGTTGAGAAGTGTCGTCTTCTTTGTAAAATCTGTCACAAAAAACATAGTGATGCTGAAATGGCAGCAAAACACCTCTATTGGATAAATCTTTCTTTTGATGAACGGCAAAAACTTATTCAGCAACAACTTGACCAGGAAGCACAATCCTGATATAATTGGGGAAGGTAAAAAATGTGCCTTCCCCTTATTATGGACAATAGATTTTTAAAAACTGAACCACACATGAGTTCTTCTATGTTTGATCACACACTAAACTTTGGTAGCGATAACTCTGATAATAAAGATAAAATTGAATCTCTCCCATCCCTTACTGCGCCAAAAAAAATTATGAATGAATCCAAAAACCATCTTTGGAAGTATAACGAAGATAAAATCCTTAAGGATATTGAGGATTATGTGACAGGAACTTATGGAAGTCATTATTGTGGTCACAATGAAGAATATAGTGACATCCAAACTATTGATCTGATGGCAGCAAAAGATCTTGCTCCTGGATTCTGTCAGGCAAATATTTTGAAGTATGGTAGTCGCTATGGTGACAAGGATGGTCGCAATAAGCGTGATCTTCTCAAAGTGATTCACTATGCTATGCTGCTCCTTCACTTTGATGGGCATTATTCCCGTAAAGATAATGGTCTGACCGAATTCCGTTGATTATGAAAATCCAAGACAAAACTATGAAACTCTCTGACAACACTCTGACTATCCTCAAAAATTTCGCGAGTATTAACAACTCTATTCTTGTGAAAGAGGGTAACCGCCTTCGCACCATTTCGGTGGCAAAAAATATATTAGCAGAAGCAGATATCACTGAGGAGTTTCCCCGTGATTTTGCTATCTATGATCTCAATCAGTTTCTCAATGGTCTGAGTCTTCATAATGACCCTGATCTGGATTTCAAAGAATATTCTTATCTGAGTATCAAAGAAGGTAAGCGTCGGGTAAAGTATTTCTTTGCCGACCCCAATGTAATTATCTCTCCTCCCGACAAAGACATTCAACTCCCTTCTCAAGATGTTTGCTTCCAACTGGATAGCACTTCTCTGGAGAAACTAGTGAAGGCAGCGGCAGTATATCAATTGCCAGACCTCTCTGCTATTGGTGAGGCAGGTGTCATCAAATTGGTCGTGCGTGATAAGAAGAATGATACTTCTAACGAATACGCTATCGTGGTTGGTGAAACTGATGATGAGTTTACTTTCAACTTCAAAGTAGAAAACATTAAGATTATTCCTGGTGCCTATGATGTGGTTGTCTCTTCTAAACTTTTGTCACAGTTCACGAACACCAAATACAATTTGACCTATTATATTGCTCTAGAACCTGATTCTACTTTTGGTTGATGGAATTTCTTCTTTATCTTTCTACTCAACAGATGGATGTCTATAAAATGGTATCTAACAAAGTTCGAGTAGTTGAAAATGCTCCTATTTGTAAAAAGTATGACATCTTTGGATTCTATAATACTGCAGTAAAACTACTAACAATTTGTACAAGTAAACTAAAACAATCTTCAGACCCGCAAACTAATGTTAATGAGACTTTAATGCATGAGTCTGTTCATGTTGCCCAATCTTGCAAAACTAAATTTGCTTTTTTAGATTCTTTTGGTATTAATCCTTCTCTTATGTCTTTAAGTTATCAAAAAGAGCAAGATCTAAAGAAAGTGATTGCTTTTGATTCTAGACTTAAAAATGTTGATAGGGAAGCATTTTGGATGGAAGATAAACCAGAAAAAGTAAAGTATGTAGTTCAAAAGTATTGTTTCTGATGAATACATTTGTAAGTATTCTTTAGAGGGAAGATTCCAGAAGTAACCCCATTCGCAAGGGCAATGCCAGAAGAATGGAAATTTGATGAAAGCATTGATACCTTTACTGCTTATAAAAGGTATATTGCTTCAAAACCTTGGGTGAAAGATAATTATCTTCGCCTACCTGAAAGAAAACCTGAATGGATCTAAATTATGGCAAGTGAATTCTTATTCTGCGAGAAGTATCGTCCTCAAGTGATTGAGGATTGTATTCTTCCTGATGATACTAAAAAAACATTTAAGGAGTTTGTGGAGAAAGGTGAGATTCCCAACCTTCTTCTTGCAGGTCCTCCTGGTATTGGTAAAACTACAATTGCAAAGGCACTATGTAACGAACTAGGGGCAGATTATTATGTCATCAACGGATCCGACGAAGGGCGTTTCCTGGATACTGTACGGAACCAGGCAAAGAACTTTGCTTCGACCGTCTCACTTACGGGATCTTCTAAACACAAAGTCATCATCATCGATGAGGCAGACAATACCGGTAATGATGTTCAACTCTTACTACGGGCGAATATTGAGGCATTTTATAACAACTGCCGATTCATCTTCACCTGTAACTACAAAAACAAAATCATCGAACCTCTCCACTCCCGATGTGCCGTCATCGACTTCACAATTAAGGGGAAACAGAAACAACAACTCGCAGGAAGTTTCTTCAAGAGAGTTCTCCAAATCCTGGATCAGGAGAAAATTGAATATGATCAAAAAGTCGTTGCTGAACTGGTAACAAAGCACTTTCCCGATTTCAGGCGTGTCCTAAATGAAATCCAGAGATATTCTACTGGGGGAAAAATTGATTCTGGCATTCTTGCATCTTTCTCAGATATTTCAGTAAATGAACTCATCAAAAGTCTCAAAGACAAAAACTTCTCAGAAGTTCGTAAGTGGGTGGTCTCCAACCTTGACAACGATGCTCCTGTTCTACTTCGCAGGATTTATGACGCCTTTTATGATTGCCTTTCACCCCGGTCTATCCCTGCTGCCGTTCTTATTATTGCTAAGTATCAATACCAATGTTGTTTCGTGGCTGACCAAGAAATTAACCTCCTAGCAGCGTTAACTGAAATTATGGTAGAATGTTCTTTTCTTTAAGGTAAATTAAAATGAATGTAAAACTTATTCGTATGTGGTCTGGTGAAGATGTTATTGCAGACCTGATTGATGATACAAGTGATGTTGGAGAAGAAGCAATTGTAATTACTAATCCCATCGTCGCCGTTCCTACTGGTAATGGGCAAATGGGATTTGCTCCATGGTCCCCACTGTTGAAAGGAAAAGATGAAGAACTTAGGGTATCAAAAAAATATGTAGTTTATATTGCAGATACACAAGATCAAATTGTTGAGCAATATCAAGATATGTTTTCGGTGATTAAGGCACCAAGTAAAAAACTTATTATGTGAGGATTGAATGGGAATTTTGAAAATTGATAAGAGTAAGTTGGTAGAGGAAAAGGTGAAGACTACACCTGAAAATGTTCAGGAAGCAAATGAAGCATTGTTTCGTGCTAAAATGACTCTACCTGCTGCCGCAAAACATTGTGGTATGACTCATAAGGAAATGAAAATGACCTTTCTTGAATATTTGAAGTACCATCCTGTTGATTATGAAGAAAATTGAAGTTATTAAAGATGAATCTCGTTTGGAGGTTTATTGTTATCGTACCTTTCTTGATTTTAAGAATTCTGAAGTATTTAATTTTTGGAAAAAAAATAGAAAAAATACAGATGCTGTTAGATCTGTAACTCGTCCATTTTATGATTTAGTTCATTCCCTTTCTGTTCCTTCTGGATTTATTACTGAAAGGGCTTTAGAGAAAAAAAGAAACGATCCTACATGGATGACGTGTAGAGATCACTGTTATTCTCCACAGTTCATTTATCAAATGCTCATGGATAATCATGAAGTATATGTAAATGACTATGAAAAGTATTTTGAAATATTTAAGACAGCATGTATAACAATTGATATCTTATCCGAACAAAATAAAAGTCTGTCATTGTTGACATCAAATCGTAAAGGCGTATATAAAGTTTATGTACCAACTGATAAAAAATATCAATATTTAGATATTAAATTGGTATCAAGAAATTATGGAAGGAAATGGTATGATAAACCAGCAGATCCTGTTGATAATTATATTGTAACTCCACAGGAACTTTTGGACTATGAAAAAAGATTTTTGGTAAATTAATATGTTATCTACTGAGGATGCAATTTGGGCAGCAGATCAATTTATAGAATATTATTCTAAGTTTAATCGTATCGATGATTATCTTCGATATGTTAAACAAAGTAGAATGGACAATGCATCTGGAAAACTATTTGGACCAGAAGATGAAATATTTTCAGATTTTAGTATTCATCCAAATGATATGTCGTTTTCTATTCATGAAGTAGATACTAATCCAAAAACAAAATCTAAGTATAATCAAGATCTTTATTCAGAAATTTTAAACGATACTGCTTCAAATCCGATTGAAGAAGCGATTCCTGGAAGAACTTTAAAGTGGATTGTAACTGAGAATACTACAAATAAAATAATTGGAGTGGTCAGATTTGGATCTCCAACTATTAATTCAAAACCAAGAAATGATTATTTTGGTGAGGTTCTTTCTCTTTCCAGAATTAATAGTGAGTTTGTAATGGGATTTAACATTGTTCCTGTTCAACCATTTGGATATAATTATCTTGGTGGCAAACTTCTTGCTCTTTTAGCATCTTCTAATGAACTCAAGCGACAATTTGACCGTAAGTATGGAATTGATCTTCAATACTTTGAAACAACTTCATTATACGGTACAACGAAAGGAGTATCCATGTATGATGGTCTTAAACCTTATATTCGACACATAGGAGATACTGAAAGTAATTTTCTTCCACTATTTCATGATGATTATTTTCGTGAAATGTTTTGGTGGTTCAATAATGCTGCCAATGGTGGTGAAAGACTTATTTCTGCAGATAAGTCTTCAAAGAAGTTAAAAATTCAAACTAAGATGATTTCTATTATTAGAAATTCTCTTAAGGGTCATTCTAAATTAGAAGAGTTTAATACTTGTATTGACCATGCCAAATCTTTGACTGAAAAGAAAAGATATTATATTTCAAAGTTTGGTTATGAACCTGAAGAGGTTATTGATTGGTGGAAAAGGAAAGCAACTAAGCGATATGAAAAACTCAAGTTTGAAGGTCGTTTAAGATCAGAACTTGAATTGTGGAAACATGGTAATGATTTGGAGATTATTCGATGACTATAGAATTAAAGGACTGGTTAAACTCGATCAATCAGACAAAGAAGAATCTAATTGATGAGGATCCTTTGTTGGAAAAGGAATATGCACCATATATTATTAATCGATGTTTTTCTGGTCATATTGATAGTATTATGTTTGCGAATGAAATGAATATGTACCATTTTCTTCCAAAGAAGATGCAGTATGACTTTTTTATAAATAGTCTGAGGAAAAAGAAAAGATTTTCTCCCTGGCTCCGACAAGATAAAATCAAAGATCTTGATTATGTCAAACGTTATTATGGTTATAGTAATGAGAAGGCAAAACAAGCTTTGAGGATTCTTACCAAAGAACAACTTAATTTTATAAAATCAAAATTTGAAACTGGAGGAAAAAAATAATTCCTTAAAGTGGTTATCAAATAGATCATAAATTATCAGTAAGATTTTGTTATGATAATAACATATCTGAAGAAGTTTGTTCTTCCGTAGATAATCTACAAATGCTTGAATGTTCCAAAAACCTAAATAAAGGATATGTAAACAATTTTGAGGAAAATTATGTCAGTTGTAAATGAACCGATTGTAAAATGGACACCAGATATGATGGTGGAAGTTGTTCTTAATGAACCTGATGACTTTTTGAAGGTTCGTGAGACTTTGACCCGTATAGGAGTTGCGTCAAGAAAAGAAAAAAAATTATACCAGTCCTGTCATATTCTTCATAAGCAGGGTAGATATTATCTTGTAAGTTTTAAAGAACTCTTCGCCTTAGACGGAAAACACGCAAACCTGACTGTGAATGATGTGCAGCGTCGTAATCGCATCGCCCAACTTCTTGCTGATTGGGGTCTGATTGAGATTGTTGATGTTAAGAAAATTCAAGACATTGCTCCACTGAATCAAATCAAAGTTCTTGCTTATAAGGACAAAGGAGACTGGATTCTTGAAACCAAATATAATATTGGTGCTAAGAAGAAAAGAGTAGAAGAAACCGAATGATTTAGTAGGGAGTTCAACACTCCCTTTTTTTTATGCTTCGTTATAGAAATTTTACCAAAAAAATATAATTATTTACCTTTACTTATTAAAATGGGGTAGGGAAAACACTACCTCGAAACCTGACAGAAATAAAAAGATATGTTAATATATAGTATTGGATGCCGTAAGGGTCCACACAAAACAAACTCGCTTTTAAAGGAGCTACTATAATGACTAACCTCACAAGGTATACTGCTGCGGATCTTCCTGCCCTGATGGAGAGGATCACAAGAAACAGTATTGGTATGGATGAGTATTTTGACCGTATTTTTAATCTTCACGAAACTTCAACAAACTATCCTCCATATAACTTGGTACAAATAAATAATGTGGAATCTCACTTGGAAATTGCATTAGCAGGATTCAAGAAGGAGGAAGTTAATGTTTTCACAGAATATGGAAAGCTTTTTGTCGAAGGACAAAAAGTGGATGCCGACTCGGAACGGACGTTTATCCACAAGGGAGTGGCTAGCAGAAGTTTTAAACGAGCGTGGACTCTATCCGACGACACAGAAGTCAGGGAAGTTGTATTCGAAGACGGACTTCTACGGATCATACTTGGGAAAATAGTTCCAGAACATCACGCACGTAAGGACTATCTATAAATAATAATACCTGATTTGACCGCAATCTGTCAGGAGGAGGGTGAAATTCCCTCCTTTTTAATATAAATAAGTGTGCGGTCAAATTAGAGTAGAAATGAACTATCTGAAGGTTTATTGTAACCTTATTAGAAAGGCAGAAAATAGAGATTGTCCTGAAGGATATGTAGAAAAACACCATATTTTTCCTAAAAGTATTTTTGGAAAAAATGATAAGATAGTAGTCCTCAGTGGAAGAGAGCATTATATTGCCCATATTCTTCTACAAAAAATATGTCAGAGAAGATATGGATTAAAACATAAAAATACACAGAAAATGTTGTGTGCCCATATCAATATGAAATCCAAGGGAAGATATTTTAACTCTTACTTATATGAAAATGCTAAAGTAAAAAGAAGTGAAAGTATGAGAGGAGAACTTCATTGGAATTGGAAAGGTGGTGTTGTTAGAAAGTATACTTATACTAATAACAAAAAATATAATAAAATAAATTATTATAAGAAAAAAGAAAAATTCAATACAAATGATAACTATAAAAGATATGAATATGAGTTAACATCACCTGATGGCAATACAATCAAAACAAATAGTTTAAGAAAAACTTGTGATGATAATGGATTAGACCATAGAACTATGAATAAAGTTATAATCGGAAAAAGAAACCACCATAAAGGATGGACTGG